TATGAGTCTGACGGACCCAACGAGTCAACAGGCCGCACTTGTAAGTGTGGTGACAGGATCGATGACAGGTGCCTTTGCAGTATGGATGGGACATGAGACAAAAAAATGAAATATAATACATCACATTTCTTAGATAAACTGATACAGCACGAGGGCATGGTCCTTACCGTGTATCAGGACACTCTCGGCATCGACACTATTGGTATCGGGCGAAATTTGAAAGACCGGGGGATCAGTAAGGAAGAACTCGATTATATGGACATCCCATCGATGGCTATCGTGTACGAACACGGTATCACCGAAGCGGATGCACGATATCTTGCCATGAACGACATCAAGATTGTTGAAGAAGAACTGTGCCGTGTACAGCCTGTCGTTAATGACTTGGATGCGGTACGTCAACTAATCCTGATGGACATGGCCTTCAATATGGGCGTGCCACGCCTCTGTAAATTCAAGCGTATGTGGGGTGCAATCCACGACAAGAAGTTCGATGCCGCTGGGCGAGAGATGCTCGACTCCAGATGGGCGAAGCAAGTCGGTTCGCGGGCTACGAAACTTTCAGATGCGATGGTCAAGGGAGAATTTTGATGACTACCAGATACACACCACCACGTATTGCACAGGGTTCGGCGGAAAAAGAAGAACGTCCCAGAATCCCACCCAAGCTGCATAAAGGCACAGTGGAAGCAACGACAATAATTGGCACCGATAAAAAGGGGCGCAAACGCACTTTTACGCAACAGAACGCACCCACTTTAGATGCGGTGCGCGAACGACTTACGGGCGGTACGTATAAAGCTCCCAGAAAAACGTAACTATGAAACATGTCTTTCTCCTGCTTGTTTTCTTGGGCACAGGGGAAGATCAGCGGAGAGTCAGCAACGACATGTATTTCCGCGACTTGAATGAGTGCGTGTGGTACGCGCAAACCCTTCACAAACAAGGAAACAAGGTGACGGCATACTGTCTACCTAAATTAGTCGATGAGAGTGTACGAGTTTACTGATGCTGGCCGAACTTGCTGCTGCAAACGCTGCCTTTGCCGTGATCAAGACGGCTGTCCAGAACGGCAAGGATATTGCCGCTGCTGGTAGCGCTATCGCTAACTTTGTGGGTGCAAAAGAGGACCTACAACGCAAAGCGAGCAAGAAGGGTGGCGGATCGGACCTCGAAGAGTTTATGGCCCTCGAACAGATACGAGAGCAAGAAGAACAACTCAAACAGATTATGATTTATATTGGACGGCCCGGACTGTGGGGTGACTGGCAACGCTTTCAAGCAAAGGCAAGAATAGCACGACGGGAAGCACAAGAAGCTGCAATTCGAAAACGCAGGAAGATAATCGACATTACAATCATCACGATCTTTTTTATTCTTGGTCTCACTATCATGGGTGCCTTCGTTGCTCTCCTAATGCATCACAACGGTAAACTATAATTTACTTGCCAAATAACTAAAAAGAGTGTATAATGCTGTACAGGGAGACTGACATGAAAAGACTTGCATACGAAGCATTGAAACACAAGTATGAGGCCCAACAAAAGGATGCGCTCTTTGTATATGCAAACTACACGAATAATCCAGCGGGTATCGGTGAGCATCCGGATTTGCTTGAGGAGATGGACAAGGCAGTCCAGAACTATGCAGATGCTGAAGACAAGCTGGCAGCGCTTGCAATTCTGGATAGCGAAGCTTAGCGGATACTAGAATGACATTCCTACAACTTATCAATGCTGTGTTACGAGAGATCAATGAAGTGGAAATTACCACAGTTGCTTCGACACGCGGTATTCAAACGTCGGTCAAAGACTTTATCAACAAGGCACAGCGTGACATTATCAACTCCGAAGTTGAGTGGCCGTTTACTGTTGTTAGTCAGTCTTTTACGACTACTGCGGGCACAGCAGAGTATTCCAGAGAATCAGATGCAAAAACTGTTGACTATGATAGTTTTACTGTACAAGAGTCCGCGTCAACTGCAGAAAAGAAACTAAAATACCTTTCATTTAATGAGTATTTAGAACGTCGTAATGAAGCAGACACAAATCCCGACACGGATTCTCGTGCCCTGCCTGAGTTTATTTACAAAACGCCCGATCAAAAAATAGGCTTGTCTCCCGTCCCGGATGTGTCCACGTACACAGTCCGGTACTATTATTACCAGACAGTAAGCGACATGTCTGCCAACACCGACACTCCTTCGATTCCGGAGCGCTTTCATGACGTAATTGTAAACCGCGCCCGATACTACACACACATGCTCCGCTCGGATGTCCAGTTTTCACAACTCGCCTTGAAGGATTACGTCGATGGTCTGGGGCGTATGCGTATCGAACTGATCAATCGTAAGGATTACATGAGGGCCGTCTGATGCCAGATACTTCACTACTTAGTCCATTTGTTGTGAAGCTAGGCGGCGGCTTGATGCTCGACAAGGATGCCTTCACTCTCCCACCGGGAGCGGCAACCCAGTTGCAAAACTTTGAGCCGGATATCAACGGCGGCTATCGTCGCCTCAATGGCTTTGCCAAGTTCAACTCAAACATCGTACCACAGACCAGTGCGTCCACTGAAAAGGTTCTTGGCGTACACATCTACAAAGATCAGGTCATTGTTGCACGGGGCACGAAGGTATTCAAGGGTGGCGCAACCGGATCGTGGACAGAGATAGATTCAGGCCGTACGAGTGCCGGACGATACAACTTCGTTAACTTCAACTTCAACGGCACAGACAAGGTTGTGTTTGTTGACGGTGCAAACCTTGCATCTGTTTTTGACAACAGCAGTATCACGGACGTAAGTGCCAGTGGCAGACCGGCAGACGCACAGTTTGTAGAGGTGTTTAGAAGTCACGTGTTCTATGCGGGTATGTCTGCAAGTCCACAAGAACTTATCTTCAGTGTGCCGTTTGACGAGGATGATTTCACAGGCGGTAGCGGCGCAGGGTCAATCAAGGTTGACGGCATCATCAAGGGCATTAAGGTCTTCCGTGAAAGCCTCTTTGTATTCTGCGAAGACTCTATTTTTAAGATCACGGGTTCGAGCTTATCCGACTTTGCAGTCGTGCCGGTTACGCGAAAGATCGGCTGTGTAGACGGCTTCAGCATCCAAGAGATATCGGGTGACATTGTCTTTCTTGCACCGGACGGTTTGCGTACGGTTGCTGGTACAGAAAAGATTGGCGACGTTGAACTCGGCACCGTATCGAAGCAGGTGCAGCCGCGCTTGGACAACGTCACTACGGATCGTATCTCGTCGTTGGTCATCAGGGGTAAGACACAGTATCGCTTGTTCTTCCCGTCTGATACGGGCGCTGAATCCACGCAGCCCGGACTCATCGGAGTCATCAAGGCTGGCACTGAGGGTGGCATAGGCTGGGAGTATGCAGACATCAAGGGCATCAAACCTGCCTGTTGTGCATCCGGCTTTATCAGCGGCACCGAGACAATCCTTCACGGCGGTCACGACGGATACATATACAAGCAAGAGTCTGGCAACACGTTCGATGGCACAAACATAAACGCTATCTATCGTTCACCGGATTACACGATGGGTGATGCTGGCATCCGCAAGCTGATGCAGCGTATCATCTGGAACTACGAAAACGAAAGTGCGGTAAATTCCAAGTTTCGTATTCGTTACGATTTTAGCTCTGCAGACGTACCACAACCTGCAGAATACGATCTAACTAGCGGATCGGCAATCGCCATCTATGGCCTGACGGCATCGACGTATGGCACCGCAGTGTACGGATCATCGGGCACACCGCTCGTGCGACAGAGCGTAGAGGGCGGGGGATTCACAGTAGCCGTACGCTTGGACGACACACAAGGCGCAGCCCCCATCTCAATAAAAGGTTACCAACTAGAATTTACGCCGGGGGGCAGGAGATAACACATGGCAGGATACACTAGGCAGTCTTCGTACTCTGACGGCGATACGATTACCGCCGCACACAGTAATGATGAATTTGATCAGGTACTAGCTGCATTCAACAATTCAAC